AAATCCTCTTTCACCGCCACCAAGGTTAGGTAAGCGAGTACTTCCCATAGGAATCAATTCAGAGATACCGAAGTACTCAGGGTTAATCAATAAACCTGTGTCTTGGTTGGTTGTGTCAGTAGCACAATCAGGGTTCATGTTCACAACAGAAACAACACCGTGATCGGATTGATACAACTCAACAGACAGACGGATCTCTGCACTTCCACCAGGATACGAAACCTGACGCAGGCTAGGAGTAAAAGCAGCCTGTGAATTTGAACTTGCATCCAAAGTTGGAACTGTTGTACCAAAGCGAGCGAAGTCAGTAACCTGTCTTCTGAGCGCTGTATCGGCAATCAATGTCAAGCTGTTTGTTGAGCCAGTCTTTCTGTAGATGCTAGTGATCATTGTATTCAAGTTGGTCTCCGTGAAGGAGGAAGCAGCATGAATACTAGTACTAGGAGTCAAGAAATCACTTGGAACAGGATTAGTTCCTTGTGCGGTGCTTTGCAGCCACTTGCCTAATCCACGAAGCTTGTAAGGAGAACCTGTACCTGTCTCGGCTTGCATTTCGTTGCTTGAAATGATCGTAGCCTCGATGTTTCTCTTGATCTCGCGAATAGCTTTAGCTTCAGCTTGAGCGATTCTAGCGGGTCCAACAGAATCCACAGCTTCCTGCAGATCAGAAACAAGGTAATCCTTGCGGAACTTCTGAATGTAGTTACCAAGTCTAGCTCTTTTTGCGAACTTGTCGGAGAAAGATGTAACGTCTTCACCTTCAGATACGCCGTCAGTAGAAACTGCGTCCAGACTGTCAACAGTCCATTCCACGAAGGTGGACTGAGCGCGTGATTTACCAGAAGAGGAGAGAACTGGTGTCTCCTCTGGGGCAAGGATTGTCAGAACATCCAACAGATCTTCTCTGTTAGATACAGACGAACCCTGGCCTGTTACGCCCGTAGGGGCGGGGTCAAATGTACTTGAAATAGGCATTTAATAAAAAAATTAAGATTTGAATTGAAGTGTACGCATACGAACGAAGTCATTCTTATCTCCACTAGATTTGAATCGGTTAGATGCTTCCTGAAGGTTTTTCAGGGATTTCGAGACTCTCTTTTCGGACTTGGCAGCTCCTGGAGTTCCAGACGGCGGTTGCAGTCTAGCGCTCTTCGGGGCTTCTTTTACAAGCTTTCTACCGTACATGCTGTTCGCTGCGTGCGCTAGCAAATAAGGTAACTGTGCGTCAACTTCAGCGTCGAACTGCTTTAATCCCGCAAGCCTTGAATCATTTAGCATTGATTCGTACCGCTTTTTAATCTCGCCGTCCTCTTTCATCCAGGGTAGTTCTTTTTCAGCTTTTTCCTGCAGTGAGGTCCTGGACTTCTCTGCGTTCTCAATTCTTTGTATTTTATTGAGTTGTGCTGGTATGAACTTCTTTTCGGCTTTTCTCGCTCGTAGGAGATGCTGTCTTACGTCAGATTTTGTAAGCTCTTTGCCGTCGACTTCAGTAATTACGTCTTCGGCTGCGTACCCGTCACCATTGAATATTAAGTCCTCTGCCCATTCTATCACCTCTTCGACTTCAGTTTTTACTTTCTGTAGGTCGTCGATACTTGTTATTTCGTTGTATGGGTTTTCGGAATCCTTGACATCACTGGTAAGCGATTTCGACATTTCGGATTTAAGTTTCTGCAGTTCGGCTTCAGCTGCTTTACGCTTAGCTGTAAGTTCACCAAACCTAGCAACTGCCCTACTTCCCAGTTTCTCGGAAAGCTCGTGCAGCTCCTCGTCGGTCATGTCATCTAGATCAATCTGTGAAAGAACTTCATTTTCATCTTCGGATTGTTCTTCTGAACTCTCTTCGATTACTTCTGAATCCGATTCATCCTGCTCTGGAGTGTCTTCCTGAACCTCTTCGGTGACTTCTTCAGTCTCCTCTGTAGTTTCAGGAACTTCTTCCTTGGTTTCTTCCTGAACGGATCCAAGCAATTCCTGCTTTCTTCGTTCGGCGTACTGCTGCATTGATGTATTGGTCGCAGGAACATTTGGGGCTTCCGCGATTACCCCTTCTTGAACTTCACTCATAATTTACGCTTTTGCGGTAGCGATACCGATAATGCATTGTAGCACACGTTTTTGGGCTACAGGTTAAGAAATCTTTTTGATATTTTTTCCCAGTTAGTAAGCTCCAGGATTGAATCATACGCTATAATCTTCCCAGATACCTGCTGCAGATTCTCAAAATTCGATTGTTTCATCTCTTCAATGCAGTCCTCCCGCATTTGCTTGATCTCTTGCACGATCCTGGCAAAGGACTCGTGATTTTGCATGGATTCAATGTCTTGATGCAGCATTACTGTATTTCTTGCGTTTGCATTTCGCCCATTTGAGCAGCCTCTGTACCCAGTTGACCGAATTCAGTCGCGTTTATTCTTTGTTGTTCTTGGAATGTGTACTGACCTAAGTACTTCTGAATACGGGCTGCAAAAGCTTGATCGGTCTGCATGCGCTGCATAATATCAGGCTGCTGAAGGTACTGCTGCACTATTTGAACAGCAACCTGTCCTCCGTTTGGACGAGCTGGCATTTCAATACCAGAGAATATTTTACTGATATCATCCAGGATCTGCTTCTGCATCTCCATTGATGCGTCTTGATTCTCCTGCATAATGCTGTCCGCAAGGATTGGGTCAATGCTGTTAGCGAAGGACATCAACAAATTATCCATATTGATTCTGCCGTTACGATCCAGCTTTACTAAATCAACGAGCTGCTTCAACTTGGACTCCTGCGTGTCTGGGTCTGTATTGATACTATCAAAAGATATCGTAATATCAAAGTTCTCATCAGGAGAACCCTTGTCGAACTGCATGGGATCAGGAATTCCTGTAACCCTGAAGAACACATAATCAGGACCGAATCTTTGAAAGCAGATGAAGCACATCTTCAGGACCTCTGCAGCATGCCGAAGGTACTTATCCACGAGGAACTGCTTGCGAATATTTGATATTTCACTGTCGTCCAGACCCACGATTTTATCGGCTTGATCCTGCAGAGTTTTCTCAAGTTCTATGCTGCCCTCCAGGGATGCATTCGGTGGAACGTCTCCGAACTCATAATCATCTGATCTTCGTCTAGCAATAAACCTACCTGGACCCCAGTCCTGCGGTGGTTGATTGGGCGGGTGCATAATCGGCGGACAGGTTACTAAACTGCTTCTGTCTACCCTGCAGTCCCGCTCCGCCTTGATCTGGTGCTGCAGACCCTTGAGCATAGTGCTGAAGTTGCGAGTATCGTACAGGCGCTTCGTCTCTTCTGAGAGTCTAGTAACAACTACAGGGTAGTCATCGTAGCCATTCAGAAGCTCAAACTTTGCGTAATCCTGCTGGGTTTCGGACACGAAGTCCCTGTGAAAGATAGTCAAATAAATACCCTCGCATCCATCCTCTGGATCAACAAGTCTTTGATAGCAATGAATTAATTCAATTAACTCATCAGCCTCGTAAGCGTTATCCCTGTAAGTCCCGCTCCTGCGATGCTCCTGCTCGGCTTCAATGCTATCAATGTTTACACCGCTGTAGTACTCGATTACGTGCTGCACGAAGCTTTCGTCCCAGCCGTCTGTAATAACCTTGTTCTCTAGCTCTTGAGCGGTGTAATAACTTCTCCAGAAGCAGTACGGAGCACGTTGCGGGTCCGTAACGTAGCTAGGAAAGAAAAAGTCCCCGTCTGGAGCAAGCGTCTTCACCTCTGGGGCATCTATGCTTCTTCGTACTGTAGGCAGTTCAGCGTACCCGATCCTGCGCAAATCCTTGATTGCCCTCTTTGCTCTTTTGTCAGTGACGCCATCAAAAGCGGACTTCAGCTGAATAATGAACTCCTCGTCGTCATCAGAGTTCAGCATATCAGCTACCTCTGGGGCAATGGACTCAATCTGCTCAAGGTCAAGCTTTTGAATTACTCGCTTGTCCTCCTGCATCCAGCCCACGTAAGTGATCAAAATCCCGCGCTCAAGGAGATAATTAGCACCCAGCTCCATTTCACGCATGAACCTAGGAATGTACCCGCTGCTGGTCATCCACTTCAGAAAGCTGGATACAATCCTAGCTCGGGCTGCGTCCGTTCCTTCCGTTGGGAATGCTCTGACGTTAGCACGTTGCAAAGCCTGCACAAACAAAGAAGCAAGCCTTGTAATGCGTTCTTCGATTACGTACGACTCCAGGTCAGATGCACCATCCCACGGGAAAGCGTCCGCTCCGTGCTTGCGTAAATCCCGACTCTTTCCTGGCCAGAAATTATTCCTTTCATCAAATGCCTCACGGCATGTATCAAAGTAGGATTCAAGTTCACGGATCGTTTCATCGTAGGCGTTCCTGATGGATTTTACATCAGGAGAACCCATGAAATACGTCAACGCATCGGATTTTTCAGTTCGCATTTTTTCTTGGCTTTTTTAATCACCTCGTAAACAAAGTTATTAGGCATTCCTATCATATCACATAATTTTTCCGAAGAGATCTCCTGTGTATCCATTTTTAAGTACCTTTTCAGTATCTCCCAGGCGAGCAAACGATCCACGTTCTGCATCACCCAATCCTCGTTGAGTGTAATGTCAGGAGTAAATTTTTGGTCGTTCGTATCTAAAGGTTTCTCCGTTTTCATCTTTTATGCACTGCACTTTGATGTTTTTACCTTTCAGAGAGCTTTGCATCTTTCTGGGAACCACTGCAGGCTTTGTTGTACTTAATTCTTTTATGTAAACGTATACATAGCTTGGGTTCGGCGCAAGACGCACTACATGCGCAGCGTATGTCTTCGGAGCTATTTCAGGTAATCTAAGAGCCTCTTTAATCGCATCCTGGCAATCCTCAAGTACCCAAGTGTTTTTTCCTGTGCCACTAAAACAAGAAGAATCAAGTTTTTCTTTACATATTTCAAGGACTTCATTAAAAGGCTTTTTTTCATATAGGTTTTCAGCAAGGTCTTCTTCAAGCTCCTGCACAATCTTAGTTAATCTTTTCTTCATTAGTAACCTCCTTTGCTCTTGGATCTAGTCAAAAGGTCCTTTGGGCTGCAATGATCAGGTCCATCCCCTGAGTTTGCCATACGTAAGTACCGCATTAAATCGAAGAAGTCCTTCAGGGCTTCGTCGTTTTTGCCTGAACTATTGTAATTAAGTAAACTCTGCATAAGGTTTTCACAACTTTCGTGAATATAACACCTCGGTCTATTCAATTTGTCAATAGCAGCATCTGGGTTATAGTTGAACCATTCATCCAAAGCAGCTATACCCGTGTCTTCATGCACTCCGCTGCTGGGAATGAAGTGCATCCCGTAATCCGCAAAGATCGTAAAAAGATCCTCGTTGTTCTCGTTTTCCCTGGCGAAGTACCTGCTGTCCCCGATTCTCTCAAAAACCTCGATCCCCAGCTCCTCTTCAATCTCTTCAAAAAGTCCTGCATAGGATGCAATATCTAAACCAATCTTTTTGGCTGCGGGTCCGTACTTCCATTTGGGTTCTCCGAAGATAGCCCACTCCCCGTACGTTTGCATATCAGGCCACTCCCGCAGAATAAAAACCTCCTGCTCCTCGTTTACAGCAGCCCAGATGCAGGAAAAGTTCCTAGCACCAGCTGGGTCAACTACATGATAACAAGTCCATTCATCACGATTCGTGAAGTCTGGCATCTGTACATTGATGGCGTTCGGTTCATCTGATACTACATTTACGTTACTAGAAAGCATAGGAAGTAAAGAAGTCATACTCTTTACAGGGATGCCGTAAGCGCGGACCTTGATCTCTTCCTGTGGTCTGTTCTGTAGATCGCGCTTGATGCGCTCGTACCCACCGAAGGGATTTTCGTCAGAATGCAGGTAGACTATACTAGCATCTCTATTGCAGCAATCCTGCACTACAGGGACATCCTCCTGAAGTAACTCCGCAAAGCGCAGGTGCTTTGTCTCTGCACCCTGCAAGTACTCCGCAATAAAGGGAGTAAAACCATCAATCGGCGTGAACCCAAGCAGCATCTTGCTGTTGCGAGTAGCTAAACGAAATCGCAGAGTATTCACCAGAGTGCTATCCCCTAAGTACTCATCCAGCCATGCACCTATGTTTGATCCAGATGTTTTATTGAACCCGAACTCAAACCCCTCAAGGATAGTTTGATTGTTACTGAACTGCGTATAAGTCTTGAAGTCTACACGAGTTCTTGTATCTGGGAAAATAAACGAAGAACCAGTAAAACCATTTTGCATGCTGAAGTTAATGTACCCCTCCGTGCTCTTCGTTTTTCTCCTGAACTCCTTCGGCATCATGTCCCAAACAGCAGCCTGCTGCACCTTTACCGATGTATCCTGGTTCTGGCTGAAGCATACAATATGCCCGTCATTGCCCTGCATTACAGCCTGCATTACCTTCTTTGCGCATCCAGTCGTCTTTCCGCTGCGGTTCCCCCCAAGGACAATTACTTCATCCCTTTGCTTCAGGGCATGTGATATTCGGTTCCAGCCCTCTAAATCAAAACCAGATCGAACAGGATCTTCCTGCGCCGCCAGAATCGTGCCCTCGTGCACCTTATGCAACTCCTGCAGCAAGAGCGGGTCCAATTCAGCAAGCTGAACTATCTCTTCGTCCGATGGAGGCTTCAGAATCGGATGCTCGGTAAATACCAAAGACATTACGTTTCCTTTAGAACAACGAACAGCATCAATAAAAGCACAAAACTAAGAACCAGAGTCGTCATCTACCCATTCCCATTCTTCTTCTTCCAGACTTTTGATTGCCTGATTCAGGAGCATCTTCCCAAGCGGAGGATTGCTGTAATCATAATGTATATCGCCCTTTTCGTTCATTACTACGAAGCAGTACACATTGAAATGCTCAGATAGTAAAGCCTTTACATCCTCGCATGCAGGTTTGTTTGATTCATCAAGTTCAAAGGTCATATCTCTTGAGCTTCAATTATATCATCTTTTTCAGCTTGAGCCTTACGGATTCTGGCCCTAGCCGCCTGTATCATTGAATCATAATCCTCCTTCGTGTAAACCTTGCGCTCCTCGGATATACTAGAAGCTTCACCCCTGGCAGTAAGCGCCTCCCTCGCTGCGTTCGCCTTCGCTATGCTTAATTCCTTCAGGTCGCGGAAAGATACCTGCATTTCGGGGTCCTCCTGCATCCTGTTGCGCACCTTTTCAATCAAATCCTCCTCTAGACTCGAAAGCTGAATGTAGTTCCTGGCAGCCAGCTTCCCGCCAAGCTCCTTGAACTTGTGCATGTGATCACTGAATTCAGTCAAAATATGCACTACTGTATCCCTGTGAATGCCGTACTTCTTTACCATCGCCGTCTGAGACACGCCTGTACTGAACAAGTACAAAATCTTTGCCACCTTCTCAGGATTGTGCCTAGCCAAGGACTTCACCTTCTGCACCTGCATCTCCTCAGCGTACTCCTTTACAGCATCACGGATATCCGCATGCAACTTGAACTCAACCTCATTCAAAGGGTCATCTGTATTTTTTGCATTTTGGTCTTGCATCTCAAAATTATGTGCTATAATGCATCATATAAATAGTCCTTGTGCAAGCCTCTTTTGCAGGTGAAAACGGTACAGCGGGTAGCTCCCGAAATGACATAAAACTTTTAGCAGAGACCGAGCTTGCTCCTGTCTCTATAGGTTGCTCTCCCTGATGAAGCCATGAAGGAGAGCATAAAATAACGCTGCTGATGATGGATCAATGATCGATAATACCTAGTCCGACTCCTGGAGTCTAGTCAGTCCCGCTTTGCGAAATGGCGAAGCTGTGCCTGCTCATAACAAAGCTGTGCTTTGTAATCCTTGATTCTTATGTTCAACTGCGGAGTTCCAGTGCTTAGCTTCGAAAGAATAAAAAAAAATGCTATAATAAGTAATGAATAAATTAGCCAAGCTAAAAGATAAAATGTACGCAGCTAAACCTGTGCAAAAAAAACGCAGAGCGCAGCGAAATAAAGCTAGGCGTATCGCCGCTAGATTCTTCGGTGCAGAAGCTATTCGAGGAAAAGATATCGATCACAGAGACGGTAATCCTATGAATAACAGCAAAAGCAATCTAAGGATTATGTCAGTGAAGAAAAATCGAGGAAGAAATAACGGAGCTAAAGGATTAAGGTAATCCTTTTCAAAGCTAAAGGATTATAATCCCTTTCAAAGCAGCTCT